GAACATGTCCATCAGGTTCGGCTTGGCCTGGTACTCCAGGACGTCGTTGATCTGGAAGGCGAAGTAGAAGCCCTTGTCGATCAACAGTTCCTGCATGTCGGGGGTCGGCACCTGATAGGACAGGTTCGTACCGGCCGAGTAGGCAGAGACGCTGATGGTGGGGGCGGTGTTGATGTACACCTTGTCGCCCATGGACGACACTTCACCTTGCCAGTCGGTGTTGGCGATCTCGCCGTAGATGCTGGCCTTGTAGAACTTGGCGTTCAGCTTGGCCGACCAGACGGCGGGAATGAACTTACCGGAGTAAGAGTCGGTGGTTGCCAGGTTGCCAGCGGCAAAGGCGTTACTGACGGGAAAAACTGCAGCCATTTTCAGCTCCTATTAAGCTAACCAGCTAACGTGCCGGGGCATCAACGGATGCGACCTTCGGCCATAGCCTCATTGATCATCTGCTCCAGGCGCTGGGCTTCGGCTTCACGTCCCCGGTACTTACCAGTGGCCACCTCGTGGTAGAAGGCTTGCACCTGCTTCTGAGTGATCACGGGCTTTTCTGACGGGGCCTGCGGAGCCACCGCTGCGGCGCTCTTGGGGCTCACTTGTTTGGCCAAGGGGTCGGTCTTGGGCTGCTGGGGCAACAGTGCCTTGAACGCCTTGAAGACATTGGCTACGCGGTTGACATCCATCGCGTTCTGCGCGGCTGTCAGGGCGGCTTGTCGGGGTTGTCCGTAGACCGGGTCCGTCTCAGCCAGCCAGGCCAGGAACTGTTCGTTGCCGTTGATCTGCTCCCAGTCGGGCACCAGAGTCGTCAGCTTGTTGAAGAACACTTCCTCGGCGGTCATCGCCACTGTCTGCGTGGTGCCTTTGAGGGCCTGCTCCATCTGGGAGATGCGTTTCTCAAAGTCAGCGACCACGGCGTCAATCTTGCCAGCCACCCGGCCGAGAACGGCCTGCGTCTGGCGCTGCACCATGTCCACCAAGTCCTGGCCGAAGTTCTCGACGTCCTTGGGGTCCAGGGTCGGTTGCTGCGGGGCATCCGGGGCCTTCGACTGCTGTGCCAGTTTCTCCATGCGCTCAAGGGCGTCCTGGAGTCGGGCGCTCAGTTCCTTGTTCTGCTGCTGCAGCTTGGGCACTTCTGCGTTGAAGATGCCCTGCAAGGTCTTGAACTTGTGCTCGTAGTCCACCGAGGGTGGCTGAGCGGGGGTCGGGGGCTGCGGAGCCGGGGCAGTTTCCTGCGCCTGGGGCTCAACTTGCTGCGCTGGTTCTTGGGCTACCGGTTCAGCGGGTTGCGCCGGTTGATCGTCTGTCCGGGAACCCCCAGCCAGGATGGCGTCCGCTTGTTCCAGTTGCGCCTGAACGGCGCGTGGCAAATTTGCCATGTGATACTCCTGTACGGCCTGTGCCGTTTCTCAGGTTGATGAAAATGTTAGCACAACTAACGCGCTAACACAACTACTGCCGTTTCACAGCAGATTCAGCGGCTGCCAGGCGGTCCTGCATGGACTTGATGAACGCCGCTGCGCCTTGCGCTTTGCGGATCGTGTCCATGTCGGGATTCACCAACAGCACCTTGACTTGCTCGGCCAACTGCTGGTCCAGCCACTCCCGCAAGGGTCGGTGGCGGAACAGGTGGTCGAACAGTTGGGTTTCCTGGTCTCGTGTCACTGGCAGGCTTCGCAAGTACCTTCGCCCGACAAGGCAGCTCGAAGTCGTCGGCTTTGGCTTTGATGTCATGCTCCAGCCAGTCGTCGCTGGTCTTTGGAATGGGCGACGGGATGTGGTTCATCTCAAGCTCCTACGGGTTGAAAGTTGTCGGTGGTGGGGGCGCCGTCCATCAGCTCCTGGCCGTTGCCCTGGGGCTGACCTTGCTGAGCCTGCTGCTGTTGCATGGCAGCCATCTGCTGCATCTGGGCCATGGCCTGGCGCTCGCGCAGCACGCTGGCTGGAGGAACTACGCGGTCGGTGTTGATGTCCAGGCGCTTGACGGCCTGGCGCAGCAGCTCGGCGCGACCGTCGAGGCCGATGATCTGCATGTCCACCGGGTTGCCAGTGGCCATCAGGAACTCGTTGAGGCGGACCTGGGCGGCTTCCTTGGCCACCAGGCTGAGTGCGCCGCGAGCCACGATCTTCAGATCGCCGGTCAGGCCCAGTTCGGGCTTGTACATCAGGGTGTGCTGGTACTGGCGCTCCACCATCGGCGCGATGACGTACTGGTCCAGGCTGGCCAGGAGCTGCTTGATCATCTTCGAGGCGTTGGTGATCATCATGCTCATGCCCGAGGCCGTGCGCCCTGCCCCACCCTCGCCGCCGGTCATGCCGGCCATGTACTTCGGGATGCCCGAGACCTCGTCGGCGATGTTGCTGAACTTCTCGTACACACCCATCAACTCAGCCGCGTTGCTACTGGGCTGGAAGAAGCTAACAGGCGCCGCGCTCGACCCCATCGGGTCGTTCGTCGTCTGCCAGATTTTCCATGGGTACATCTCAGTGATGTCCTCACCCGCCGGCAGCCGGTCAACGTTGACCACGGCCTGCGGCCCCGAGGCGATGCCCAGGTTGTTGGCCAGGGCGCGAGCGGCGCTGTTGCACATGTCCTGGCAGTCGCGGATGACGTCGAACAGGCTGTTGTGCCAGAACGCCCCCGGGATGCGGCTGAAGCCATCGGCGTAGTAAGGGCGGCGATTGAGCGGGTCCGGGTTCAGCACCGCACGGATCACCTCGTCGCCCACCAGCCACGCCTCGACCTCGTACTCCTTGGCCTCGTCGGGGACTTCCTGCTCGGTCATGCCCCACTCGCGCAGCATCTTGCCGCTGACACTGCCCCAATACTGGAGTGCGTCGATCAGGTCCGACTGGGTGGCCCCGACGGTGTCGCGCCCCTCGGCGGTGTCCTTGGCGGTGTCCACCGACAGCCACTCGTGCAGGCCGCCCTCGCCGTGCTTGTCCAGCACCCGCTTGATGGACTCCTCGTCGTAGCCCTCCACCCCACGCAGCTCGTTCAAGTCCTGGCGGCTTAGCTTGTGGCGCTCGATGAGCGGGGCGTCGTGGACGTTCTTGGACCACGGCATGGGGTAGATGTTGAACGGGTCGACCCGCTCCCACTCCACCTTGAGCTTGGGCGCCACCTGGGCGACGTGGCTGCCGTCCGGCTGCACCACCCAGCTCAGCTCGTTGGTCCGGCGCACCACCGGCCCCTTGAGGAGCGCCGTCTTGAACGTCGTCATGTCGTCGATGAACTGGTCCAGGGCGTCCAGGTAGTTGCCCTCGATGAGCTGGTCCTCGATCTCCGCCTCGGCCAGCTCGGCTTGCTGGCGGGCGTGCTCCATGATGCGCGTCCAGCAGCTTTTCCCGAATCTGGTCCACCGTCATGGGCAGGCCCATCAGCTCGGCCTCGGCCGCCTGGGCGTACACCGCCTCCATGATCTGGCTCACCTCGCTGGGCGGCAGCTCCGGGCGCGGCGTCGGACGGATGGTCCAGGGCTTCTCGCTGCCTGAGCCGACCAGGATGTCGGTCATCAGCGCCTTCATCTGTCGCGCTTTGGTGGCGAACAGCATCATGTAAATCTCGGAGCCGCCCTGCTGGCGGATGGCGGCCAGCTTGTCCGGGTCATACTCACCCTTGCGTGCCCGCACGGCGCTGAGCATCTCCTCCTCGATGGTCTGCTTGGCCTGCTTGGCCAGCGTCCAGTGGCGG